CTCCGTCAGCAAAATTAACAGCATCAATAAATTTAGCTAATGTTCTAATTCTTGTGACAGTAGCTCCTGTTAAATCATTACCAGTTGTAGTTTCATTTACAGATAAGAGTATTGATGAAATTAAACCTGTAGCATTACTAATAGATATTCTAGGTCTGGGTAACTGTCCTTTTTGAAAAGCAAAACCTGATGCTTGTACAGGAAATCTAAGATATTCGTTTGTAGCCCATACTATTTTTCCATTTGCGTTTAAGTTACTTCCAGCATGAAACCTATAAATTGTGTTTGCACCATGTAATGCCGTAGATAATTGAAGAGTAAATAATTCAATAATTGCTGATGGATTTATATCCTGTAGACTACTAAATACTGATGCGTTTACTGACATTATGATGCTGGTTCAAATACTTCTCTAAAAGTTGCTTGAATTGTAGCTCTATTATTATATGGTATTGATTTACTCCAGTTTTCACAAACAAATTCAGAAGATGAACTTTCTCCAGGTGGGGTAAAAGTGAAACTATCACTGTCATTTGCTCTTGCATCTAAAAATGTTTCTATAGTATCTGCATCTGTTTCTGAGACATTAAAAGTAAGTTGAAAAACTTTTGGATTTTGATGTTGTGCTAATCCAAATAAAATTCTATGTTCATAACCATCAGCAAAACGAACAGTACGAGTTAATGGTGCGGATCTTTTCTGTTGCCCGTAAGTAGGTTTTATTGAGGGAAACGTAGCCATTATGCAAGTAATCCTCCTGGTCTTTGTTGCTGTATTATTTCAGATTGTACTGCAACTGAAATAAGTCGACCAAGCTCCCTACCTTGTTCTTCATCACCTTCTACATTTGTTCCAGAAGCATCTACGTTTACTACAATATTCATTCCACCCATAGCATGATTTGGAATTATAGTACCTGCTGTATTAGGAACAAAAAGTTCTGGCCCTTTTTCTCCTACGATTGAAGGTCTACCGACAGGAGGTCTACCACCATTAGCAAAACCAAGGAGGCCCATATCAAAACTGGTATCAAAAGCATTTGGATAAGCCGATGCACTTCCAGCAAAACTAAAACTACTAAAAGCATTACCAAATAATCCAAGAAATCCTCTTGATATTTGTGCAGCCATCATCTGTGCAGCCATATCTAAAAAATGATCTGCTATACGCATAAACATATTTCTAAACGCATCTTGAACACTCATTGTTCCTTTTATTATTCCTTTGAAAGATTCTGAAAAAGCAGATCCAAGTGTTTTAGATAACTCAACTATTTGAAACTGTGCACTATTTAATCTTCTTAGTTCAGCATTTACATCTTGTAGACCTTTGACTATTGAATATGAATTTTCTTCACTTGCAATTCTTATTTGATTTTGTAAATCTCTTACCTTTGTTAATTCTTTTACAGTTTGAGCATTTCTTTCATTTATTGTTTTTAATTCTTCAGATTGCTTTCTTAATACTCCTGGTCTTATCCGATTGCTACCTTCTGTTTTTTTAAAATCTTTTGTATCTAATTCTTTTTGTTTTTCTAAAGTATCAGTAATTAATTCATTAATTGTTGCCTCTACTCCTTTTCTTTGAATAGATAATATAAGTTTTAATTCATCTTCTAAAGTTAAATCTTTATTGATCTTTCTTATAGCTGATAATGCAGATTCAACTGTGTTTGCTTGACTTAAAGCATCAAATTTAGCAAAATCTCCTCCAAAACTTTTAGCAAATAAAATTGCATTATTTCCAAATCTCTTAAATTCTTGTAAAACTCCTACCGCTTCTTGTTTTGTAATACCTAAAGATTTTCCTAATTGACTTACTGCCTTTGCACTTATATTTGAACTAATACCCATTTTCCCCATTTCATCGTTTAAGTCAGAAATAGATTTTCTAAAATCAATAGATTCTTGTATTCTTGAAGCGATTGCAGTACCAGCAATAGATAATCCAAAACCAAATCCTCCACCTAAAGCACCACCAGCCAAACCACCAATACCACCACCAAGAGCAGCCAAAGGACCTTGACCAAAGAGTAAAGGAAAACCTCCACCAATAAGACCACTAGAAACGGACCCTGCTATTCTTCCTGCTCTACCTCTGCTATTTGCAAATGGTCCTTGAGGATTAGCACCCTGACCAAAACCTAATCTATTTAATAAAGGTGCTCTTGAAGGACCAATAGGTGCTGAATATTGTGTTCCACCAACAATTTGATTTGAAAAAATAGCCCTGTTACTTGATGCACTTAATAATTGTGCAGTTTTACCTGTGTTTTTATCAATTTTCTTTTGATGCCTTAACTGTGATTTCATCACAGCACTAAAAGCAGGTCCTATAGGTCTGTCATATTGGGTTCCTGGTCTAATACCAAATGCAGAAGCCTCTCTTGAGGCTTGACTTGCACTTAGATTAGACATAAGCCTTTCTCTAAAAGCACCACCAGAAAATAAACCAGATGCCTGTCCAGGTCCGATTGGCCCACTATATCCAGGGAAAACAGGAGATGTTAATGGACTTGATTGCCCTATAAATCTTGCATTGTTAACTGCTGCTGCGGTTTGACGATTTAGTTCACCTCTTATTTGTAATTTTTGATTTTCTGTCTCTGCTGATTTTAATTCTAAAGCTAATAATGCCTCTTGTAATCTAATCTCATCTCGTCTTAAAGCCAAAGTTCTTTCTATTTTTCCAGCAACAGGAACACTTTGACCTCCTAAAACACTTGATGCCTGACCTGGACCAATAGGACTAGAGTAAGCATTTGGTGTTTCTCTAATACCAGCTTTAGCAAACCTAGTAAAACGTCTGCCTTTCTCTACTTCTTTTATAAGTGCTAATTCTTCCTGTAAACCTTTATTTAATTGTTCCTGTGCTTTAACAAATTGATATGCTGCTATAGCTGCTTCTTTTGTTCCTAGAGTTACATTTTTTAAATTAGTTTTTGCTAAACCAAGATTTTTTTGTAAATTATCAACATTTCTTACTAATCCATCCCCTAAAACTTGATTTGCTAATTTTGCACTTTTTGAAAAATTTGATATAAATTCATTTGCACTTTTAATATTTAGTGATACATCTTTTATTTGTTTATTAAACTTACTTAATTTCTCAGCATTTTTTATAGAAACAGCAATATCAACATTATAATTAGCCACTTTCTATAAAAATTAAAACATTTTCTCTATATTACCTTCTTTTGCCTCGTAAAGCACTAGCTCTTTGTGCTTGTTCCTGTTGTTTTTTATATTCTTCATTTTCAATTTCATTATAAGCAGCCCAACCTATCATCTCTTCAATAGTCAAAGTCTCACATAATTCAGCTACAGTTTTATGTAATGTCTTTGCTAAAGAAAATAAAAAATGCCAATCTTTATTAGCTTTTTAAATCGGCTTTAGCCTCTTTTACCTCCTTATCAGCACCAGCATTTACCATTGCTAATTGTATTTCTTCAAGCACAGATGCTTCAACTTCTCTTCTTAATGATGCTTTGTCTCCATCTTGAAAAAGTCTACCACCATCTTTATCTAATGATTTTTCAATCATCATTTGCAAAGCATAATCGTTTACATCATCAGAATTGCTTTTTTTCTGTATTGATTCTCTTTCAGCAATAGTTAATGGATGCCAATAAACAGTAATAACAATTTCATCATCTTGTTTAATATCATGTTTATAAAGTTGAGAAACACCAAACTTGTTTCTTAACAGATCAACTGCTCTAGTCATATATAAAAGTAATATTACATTACTATACTACGCATTTGCTGTGAATTGGCAAGATATTAAGCCAAGAAAGTGTGCAGAATCATCTAAAACAATAGGTGCAGGACCAACAACATCTAAAACTCTAGGCTTACAACTAAAAGTATCTGTATAGTCAGAAGCGTTAACAGAGGTAAGCCCATCAATCACCGCCTCTCCTAATTCAGATAAGGTGGCACTACCTTTTCCTCTTGGAACATAAACATTACATTGAATTACACCAGAATAAAAATCCTGAGATGCTCCCTGTGTCTGAGATGTGGCCTGTGCAAAATCTATTGACATGATTATATACTTCTTAGTCTTGCCAGGTGTTTTGTAAACCATGTTGTCATAGATCATTTCTACAGTTGGATCTACGTCTGCAACTGCATCTGTTACTGCTTTTTCAAAAGCTGCTCTGGTGTTAACTAAAGTCATAGATTAGTGTAATCAACAAATTCTCTATCTGGATCAGCAAATTGTCCAATACCACCTTGACCACCTTTAAATTTACTTGCTCCAATAGCAATCTTAGCTTTTTTATCTGTAAATATTGCATTTACAAGTGGTCTAAGTTGTCCTTGAATATATTGAGGAATTTTACTTCTTGTAGAACCTAAAGCACTTGCAGCATACTCTGATCTATTTCCTATATAGACTTTAGAAAAAAGTTTAAAATTATATTTTATTTTATTTGCAAATCTAGGTTCAACAAATGAAGCAGGTGCTGGCCTACGTTCATACGAAGGTTCTATTTCACTCCACGGAGGATTATCCTCTCTTGCCTGATCTGGTCTAGGTCTTTGTGTACTAGCTGTCCAACTTGAAGCAAAAAATCCAGTATCAATAGGACTTATTGGATCTTCTTCTCTGGATAAATCAAACAATACTCCTCGTATAAAATCATTGAAATCTCTCTCTAAATTACTATTTAAGTCAGATGGTGCATTTTCAATATTTTTACCTTTAGCCATTACAACCTCACTAATAAAGTAAACAGGTAAGTCTGTCCACCCTGTTTTGTGTCTATATTAATTATCTGTCCAACTCTTGTAGATCCAGCATAAGTTATTGTAACCTCATCATCAAAAGTAGGTTGATTATCTCCTATTAAATCAGGTGTAATGTATATCTTTGCCTCTCTTCTTTCTCTTCCATCAGTTTCAGTAGACCTAATAAATTCTATTGGAACTTTTAAGTCTGAATAAGTTGTATCAACAGTAATATTTTCTCCTGTTTCTACGTTGTAACTAGAAACCCCTTTTTTTGTATAGGTGATAGTTGTATCGAGAGAATCTCCTAAAGTTGCAACTATATCTTTAGCAACACTTTTTAATAACGAGTCAAGTTGTCCTGCCATTATCCTCTAACCACTCTCATCTGAAAAGCACCTGCTCCACCTAGCATATATGCTCCAAGATAACTTTGTAACCACGGATAAACATCCATAATATTATTTATAGATCCAGTTCCTTGACTATCAGTATTATATTTAACCTGTATATCTCCTAGTTTTACTTCAGAAAAATTACCATCTTTACCAGTAGTACCTGTAATAGCATCAGTATCATTTGCCAAAGCCCTAGCTAATTCATATTGTGCATATTTAATATTTAACGGAATTGTAGAACAAGCCAATTCAACACCATCTACCTGATAATTATTTCTAGGAAATTTAAGTGCCTGACCATCATCACATCTATCACCATAAAATACAAAGCTATCAATCCATCTAGTAGCTGATATTAATGCTCGATTCTTTTGGTCATCTGTTTTATTTGTCCACGTTGAAGAGTCTGGAACTGTCTCAAAATAACTATTAGCTTCTGTCAATGTGACATAGCTATTAGCGTTAGCATCTTTAATAGTTGCATTTATAGTGGCTGCCACGATAAGAAAGTAATTTTAGTTTTATTGTAGCGTAAAGAAAAAACCCCACCAATAATTGATGAGGTTTTTAATGACCACTTTCTAATACTATTAAGAAATAGCAGTTACATCAAGTGGTGAGTTGACGATTAATTCAACGATAGGAACTAAATCTACATCGTATGTAGCAGACCAGTTGTTTGAATCCATCAACTGTGCATTTGTTGGGTTGTCAGTAGCAGAACCCCACTTAGTACCCATGATGTGATAAGCACTGTGGTAGTCAACAGACATAACATCTTGCTTAGATAAGATGTTTCTATCTGATTCAATGCTTAGAGGAGATTGCTCACCTTCAAGAATTGTTCCTGACTTAATTAAGTAGCAACGGAACTCTTTAATGTGTCCAGATGCACCAGGAGCAGATGTATTAACTTGTGAGTCAATAACAACATTCATTCCAGCAAACTGCCCAATACTTCTATCTGTGATACCAACACCACCGCCACCCCATTGGATGCCAGTTCCAGTTGATAATGCAGAAGTTGAGAATGTTAACATACCAACCTGATATAGGTAGTAAGCAACAGATGGGTGAATCACTAGAGTATCTAGCTCTTCGCCTCTTTCTCCAAGCAGTGATCTTCCTCTTGCAACAGCAGAAGCAGTCAAATAGTTTGCTTCAGCATTACCAGAAGATGCACCAACAGCAAGGTCAAGATGATTAGCACCTAAAGCACCAGAACCACTACCAAATAGACCATTTAGATGACTAAATAATCTTGCTGAGTTTAATTTGTTGATAGCATCTGCAATTTGGTTTCTGATGTGACCCATTGGATCTTCACCAGCAGCCAATACAGCTACGTCATCAACAGCATACGCAAAACCTCTGTGACAGATAGTTGCGATCTGTGTACCTGTACCAATCTTCTGTGGTGTCAAGTAACCTTGATTACTTGTACCCCATGTTGCTGTACCATCTAAGATTTCCTCAGTTGGAGAGATTGGGTTAAATTCTGGAACTTGGATTCTTGTTCCACCTTCTGATGCGTCAAGAAGTGCGTTACGCACAACAGCACCAGATTTAATAAATGCACTACGCTCTTTGATAGCTTCGGAAACGTATGTGCTGAGATTATTTCTCTTAACGATGTCCGCTAATAGGACACCGCCCGAATAGTTCTGAAATGGAGCAGCCATTCAGATCTCCTTGTTACTTTTGCGATACCCTAG